AACGATGTAATTTCTGGAATACAAAACCAATATGGACAAACACCTACTGGCTCAATGGGCTAAGAATCTGTTAAATGATGACTTTTTCAAAGAAGTCATAGATAATTTGAAAAAAGAGCAGATTAGTGTGATAATTAACACAAATGCTAGTGAGATTGATAAACGAGAAGACGCTTATCGACACATTAGAACGCTTGAACTGATTACAGGACACCTAGAAGGCTTAGCCTCGGAAACTGCGATCAGAGACAAGAAGTGGAAGATTTTGTAATTCTGTTGCGTAAAAGCAACACCGCAGTTCAGACGGATTCTGACGATTTTTGAGATGACAAATGGAAAACACCAACCCACAAGGGAGTGAAAGCCTAAATGTAAACCAAGCCGCTTCAGCGTTTGAGAGTTTAATGGGTGATTCAGAGGAAGCTGACAACAGCCAAGCCGAAGGTCAAACAGAGGAACTACAAGCGGATGATGAAGTTGAGCAAGAGTATGCGGAGGAATCCGAGGAAATTGCGCCTAAGCCTAGATATAAAGTCAAGGCTGCTGGTGAGGAAATCGAGGTTGACGAAGATGAACTCATCAAAGGTTATCAACAAGGTGCGGACTACACTAAAAAGTCTCAGGCACTAGCTGAACAGCGTAAGGCTCTCGAAGCCGAGCGAGTTCATTTAGAGCAGGTGAAACAAGAGCGACAGGCTTATGCCCAGAAGTTGAAGGCTTTGGATAGCTTCCTAAGTCAGCAAAATCAGGGTGTGAACTTAGATGTTCTAAAGGAAACAGACCCCATTGGTTATGCCGTGGCGGTAGCTGAACAGAGTCAGCGTGAGAAGCAGTTAGCAGTAGTTAGAGCCGAACAGCAACGCCTTGCCCAACAGCAACAAGCCGAGCAACAAGCCTCTCTGCAAAACCATCTCCGTCAAGAGTCTGAGAAGCTAGTGAGTCTGATTCCTGAGTTGGCTACGCCACAGGGTGATGCGGTTCGGAAACAAATCCGTGACTATGCGAAGTCTGTTGGTTGGACTGACCAAGAACTCAGTTCCGTATATGACAGTCGTGCTGTGGTGAGTTTGTATAAAGCAATGAAGTATGAGCAACTTCAAAAGAGCAAGCCTGAGTTAACCAAGAAACTCCAAGCTGCTCCTAAGATGATGCGATCTGGAACTTCAGCGCCTCCTACAAAATCGTCACAAGATAAACAGGTAATGCAAAGGTTGCGTGAAACTGGAAAAGTTACTGACGCTGCTAAAGCATTTGAACGATTCTTTTAATTTTGGAGTTTTAAAATGGCTACATATCAAACCTACACCGCTATCGGTATGCGGGAAGACCTTTCGGATGTTATCTATAACATCTCACCAACAGACACACCATTTTTTTCGTCTGTAGGTAAAACCAAAGCTACTGCTGTTCTGCACGAGTGGCAGACTGACAGCTTGGCTGCCGCTTCTTTGAGCAACTACGCAGTCGAGGGTGCAACAGCATCTGACGCTACCATGTCTCCAACTACCCGTGTTGGCAACCGCACTCAGATCGCACAGAAAACCATCAAGATTTCTGGCACTTTACAGTCTGTTGACAAAGCTGGTCGTAAGTCTGAAAAGGCTTATCAGTTGGCTAAAGCCTCTAGCGAAATCAAGCGTGACATGGAAACTTCTGTGTTGAGCAACCAGATCGCTGCTAATGGTGATTCTTCTACTGCTCGTAAATTGGGTGGTCTGCAAGCATGGTTGAACAGCAACTATGATGGCGGTACTTCTGGTGTTGCTGGTGATTTGGGTACTACTGCTCGTACTAACGGCACTAACCGCACTTTCACAGAAGACATCTTGAAGACTGTTATCCGTGAAGTTTACGCTTCTGGTGGCAATCCTAAAGTGTTGATGGTCAACCCTGCTCACAAGCAATTGGTTTCTGGCTTTGCTGGTATCGCTGCACAGCGTTTCATGGCCCCTTCAAATGCTCCCACAACCATCATTGGTGCGGCTGATGTCTATTTGAGCGATTTCGGTACAGTTTCTGTTGTGCCTAACCGCTTTATGACTTCTACCAACTCTTGCGATGATGTTGCATTTATTGTTGACCCTGACATGGCTGCTATCGCTTACTTGCGTCCTTTCCAGACCAACGAGTTGGCTGTGACTGGCGACAATGAGTCTACACAATTGTTGGCTGAGTACACCTTGGAAGTTAAAAACCAAGCTGCTCACGGCATTTTGGCAGATTTAACGCCATAATACTCGCATTGATGTGATACAATGCCCTCATGTTAATTCATGGGGGCATTTTTATGTGTATCGTTGAAAATTGTGATCGAGAAGCATCAAAACTTGGGATGTGCAATATGCACTATTTACGAGTAAGAAAATACGGAAATCCTTTTGGTGGAAGTAAGGTTCAAGCACCAATTGAAGAAAGATTCTGGAAATTTATTGTAAAAAAAGAATCTTGTTGGTCATGGATTGGAAACAAAGCAAATGGTTATGGTCGTATATCAACAGGTAAAAAATCTGAAGGATATACACTAGCTCATAGACTTTCTTGGGAAATACACAATAAACAAAAGATTCCTGATGGTATGTTTGTTATGCACAAGTGTGACAATCCTGAGTGCTGTAACCCAGAACATTTGATGATTGGAACACCAAAAGAAAACACGCAAGACATGATAGCAAAAGGAAGAAAGCGTGTTGTTGCCCCATTGGGCGCTGAGAATGGAAAATCTATTCTTAACGAAGAAAAAGTAAGGTTAATAAGATCAAGTGATCTGCCTCATGCAAAACTGGCAAAACTATTAGAAGTTTCTCCTAGTTGCGTAAGGGGTGTAAGGATTGGAAGAACATGGTCGCACATAAAATAAATGTGTTTTTTTTACACAAACTGATAGAATTAGGTTATGCAAAATCCTAACAATTTCCGTCAATCTGCTGTCCATGCCGATGGTGAGGGTGGCATCGTCATTCAAACTCGTCAGGATGTTTCTGGCATTGTTGAACAGAATAAAAAGGAATATAACTCCTTTGATGAACGAGCAAGATGGTCTGATAATTTGTTTGGCAACAAGGTAGCATCTATCCCAATGACTGTGATTGATGACCTAAACAAAGCTGGCATCATGCGTGGTTTTGCTGTTCTTGATGACAAGCGTTTTGCTGCTTGGTTAAATGACCCAATGAATCGTGCATGGCGCACAAGAACAGGAGTAGTATGAGTTTCGCAACATACTCTGATTTAAAGACATCTATTGCAGGATATTTGGCTCGGTCTGACTTGACTAGCCAGATTCCAGACTTCATTACATTTGCTGAGAATCGACTCCGTAGAGAGTTGCGTATCCGTCAAATGCTAAAGTCAGTAACGACATCGACTGTATCTGGTGACTCTACTGTTGAGCTACCTGCTGACTTTATTGAGATTCGTGATTTTGTCGTTATGACAAACCCAATTCAGCCAATGAGTTACTCTAGCCCATCGGCATTGTCTAATGACCCAAGAGCATCAGAAGTTGGTGTTCCTAAGTCTTACACAATTCTAGCTAACGAGTTCTTGCTGTCTCCTCCTCCTGATGGCATTTACACATTGAGAATGTTGTACTTTGCTGCACCTGCATATCTGTCAAGCACCAATGCGTCAAATGTATTTTTGAATATCGCTCCTGATGCTTTGCTTTATGCTTCTTTGATTGAGGCAGAGCCGTATTTATACAATGACGCTCGAATCAATACATGGGGAACTATGTACGACAGAGCGATTGCCTCTCTTGCCAAGTCTGACGAACAAGGTCAGTATTCTGGTGTTCCTTTAGCAATGAAACTTACTCCAAGGTGAAACTATGGAGCGCATGACTGAAAAACAATGCGCTTGTTGCAAGGTAGTTAAGCCTACTGAAAATAACTTTGCATGGTTAAAAACTAGGTTTTGCTCTTGGTGTAGAGATTGCAAGAAGATCAAAAAGAAAGAATGGGATTTAAAGAATCAAGATAGAGTTAAAGAAAACGCTAAAGAGTTTTACAAAACTTACTATCCTAAAAATAAAGAAAAAATCTCTCAAAGAACAATTGAGTGGCAAAGAAACAATAAAGAAAAGTATGCCATCAAAAGCAAGAGATGGTACGAAAACAACAAGCACAAATCATTTGCACATAGCGCAAAATATCGTGCGGCAAAAAGAAATGCTTGTCCATCTTGGTTAGATGAAACAATGAAGTTAGAAATTGAAGCAATTTATTCAAAAGCGAATAAAATCTCAATTGAAACAGGCGTGGCACATGAGGTAGATCATATTGTTCCGCTATGTGGTGAGACTGTTTGTGGACTCCATGTTCCTTGGAATTTACAAGTATTGTCTCAATTTGATAACAGAAGTAAACGAAATAACTTGGAGTAAATTATGGCAGAAATGGCGAATTACCTTGAAAATGCGCTAATCAACGGAACTTTGCGTGGCACTACCTACACAGCACCAACAACTGTGTACTTGGCACTCTACACTTCTGACCCAACAGACGCTGACACAGGTACTGAGGTATCTGGTACTAGCTATGCTCGTCAGTCAATTACCTTTGGTGCGCCTAGCAATGGTGCGACTACCAACTCTGCTGCTATTGAGTTTCCTCAAGCTGGTGGCTCATGGGGTACTGTTGCCTACATTGGTATCCGTGATGCTTCTACTGGTGGCAATTTGCTGTATCACTCTCCGCTAGATGCTTCTAAGACTATTGCAACTGGCGATGTGTTCCGTATTGCTTCTGGTTCGTTGAGCGTCACATTGGCGTGAGATGGCTGATTTACTGCCTCCGTGGACGATTGATTCGCTAGACCAATTAAAGTCTAGCATTGATGACTTAACACTCACACTCGATAGTCCACTTTATG